GGAAAAAAGCCTAAAGGTTCTGGTAGAAGACTCTACACAGACGAAAACCCTAGAGATACGGTTAAGATAAAATTTGCAACACCAGCAGATGCAAGAGCAACTGTTGCAAAAGTCAAGCGTGTCAACAAACCTTTTGCAAGAAAAATACAAATACTTACAGTAATGGAACAACGAGCTAAAGTAATGGGAAAAAATAAAGTTGTTTCTATCGCTAAAAAAGGAAAGGAAACTATAAGAAGAAATGAAAAGAGCAATACTAAAAGCACTTGAAGATAAGTATAATGCACAAATATCTGAAGCAGATGCAACAATACATATATATTTAAACAATTCTGTTGGTATAGGTGAACATCCTCAACACATTGAAGAGGTAGATAAGTTAGTTGAAAAGATTGCAAATGCAGAGGAAAAATTAAAAATACTACAGGAGTTTAAAATATAATGTTAAATGAAGAACTTGTTATAATTAACAAAATTCAAAAACAGTTGAAGGATAAGTATCAATCTGTTGGAGAAAGCATGATGGCAGGTGCTGTTGACAATATGGAAAAATATAAGTATATGTTGGGACAGGCACATGCCTATATAAATATATTACAGGAAATCTCTATCCTGCTAAATCCAAAGGAGCAAAAAAATGATAATAAAGGACCAGACAACATCATCCAATTCGAATCAAAAGAATAAATCAGCACTATTAGATAAGTATCAAAAAGAAGATAAAAAAGAAATTGATGCCTATGAGCGTATAAAAACAAAAGAATCAGCTAAATTACCAAAACCAACTGGATGGAGAATGTTAATTCTTCCATTTAAAATGTCGGATAAAACTAAAGGTGGATTATATTTAGGACAAGAAACTTTAGAGAGACAACAGGTTGGATCTACATGTGGACTTGTTTTAGAAATGGGACCACATTGTTATGATAAAGAAAAATTTCCAGAAGGACCTTGGTGTAAAAAAGGTGACTGGGTGATCTTTGCGCGTTATGCCGGATCGCGAATACAAATTGACGGGGGCGAAGTTAGATTGCTAAATGATGATGAAGTATTAGCTACAATCACCAACCCCGAAGATATACTTCATCAATTTTAAACATAGAAGGAGAAAACTATGCAAGAAGAAAATAAAACAGTTGACATAGACACATCCGGTCCTGATACTGAAGTCGAAATAAATCAGGAGGAGTCTACTGACACAACACCAGTTGAATCAACTGAGACGAGCGATACTAAATCAGTGGAGCCCGTATCGGAAGATAAGACTTACGAAAATGAAAGAGAAACGAAACTTGATAAAAAAGAAGATCAAGAAGAGAAAAAAGAAGAGAAAGATGAATTAAAAGAATACTCAGAAGGAGTACAAAGAAGAATAGCTAAACTAACCAAAAAATGGAGAGAAGCTGAGAGACAGAAAGATGAGGCTTTAACTTATGCTCAATCTCAAATAAAAGCAAAAGAAGAAGCTGAGAGAAAAATCTCTAAGCTTGAACCAGGATACCTTCAATCAACAGAAGATAGTATCACTTCAGGTATACAGGCAGCTCAAGCTAGACTTGCAGCCGCAAGAGAAGCCAATGATTTAAAAGCCGAATCAGAAGCTTTAACTTCAATATCTGAATTAGGTTACAAAAAAGCTAAACTTGAAGAAACTAAAGTTGCTCAAGAAGAGTATAAAAAACAACAATCAACAACACAACCAAACATAAATCTTCAAAGACAGGATGTTTCTACAACTAATCCAGATCCAAAGGCTGAGGAATGGGCGGCAAAAAATGCATGGTTTGGACAAGATAATGCTATGACATATACTGCTTTTGATCTTCATAAGAAACTAACTGAGGAAGAAGGTTATGACCCTTCAAGTGATGAGTATTATTCTGAAATAGATAAAAGAATAAGACTTGAATTCCCCCATAAATTTGCTAATAATGCTGATAAGGGAGATAGTACGACCAAACCTGTACAAACAGTAGCTTCAGCGAAGCGAAGTACAAATACTGGTCGCAGAAAAACTGTGAGACTCACTTCATCACAGGTAGCAATCGCTAAAAAATTAGGAGTGCCACTTGAAGAATATGCGAAACAACTAAAAATCACGAAGGAGGTATAAGCATATGAGTACTGATAAAAAAACTTCTCGTGCGAGTCAAACTAGAGAAAAACAATCTCGACCAAAAGTTTGGGCTCCACCGTCATCTTTAGATGCACCCCCTGCGCCAACAGGATTTCAACACAGATGGCTAAGATCTGAGTCTTTAGGATTTAATGACTCTAAAAATATTCAAGGCAGATTAAGATCTGGCTATGAATTAGTAAGAGCAGATGAATATCCTGATTCGGATTATCCTGTAGTTGAAGATGGTAAATACAAGGGCGTGATCGGAGTTGGTGGCCTTTTGCTTGCAAGGGTACCGGAAGAGATCGCAAAGCAGAGAACAGATTATTATGCAAAAATGCATGATGATAAAGTTAAAGCGGTAGATAACGATCTTATGAAGGAGCAGCACCCAAGTATGCCTATCGATGTAGATAGACAGACTCGTGTAACCTTCGGTGGCTCAAAGAAATCCTAATAAGAATTCTTAACCATCAAAGGATAAATCAATAAATGTCTTAAGGAGGACACAACTATGGCAAATAAAGACGCTGCGTTCGGTTTAAAACCGATCGGAAAAGTTGGTCAGAATAGAGACGCTGGTGGTTTATCCGAGTACGATATAGCTGCTTCGGCTACTGCTATATATTTCAATGACCCAGTCAAAATGAAATCTGACGGAACAATTGAAGTAGCAGGTGCTGGAGGCGCAATACTAGGATCACTAGGCGGCGTATTCTTTACAGACGCAACTACAAGCAAGCCTACTTTTGCGAATCACTTAAATGCATCTAACACTGCAACAGATATTGTTGGATTCATTTCTGATGACCCGTATCAGAGGTTTGAAATACAAACAAACAATACTGGTGCTTCTGCTAAAACAGATATATTCAACGTTGCAGATCTCGAATATACAGCAGGAAGCTCACCGGACTTCGTGTCAGCAGTTGAATTAAATGATTCAACTTTAGCGAATGGCTCATCTGCAACTTTGCAGATCTTAGGTTTATCTAGAGACCCGGACAACAATGATGTTGGTTCAGCTAACGTCAACTGGGTAGTTAGAATTAACGAGCATGAGTTAGACATGAATGTAAATGGAGTATAAGGAGGATAACTATGGCCATTTCTAGAGGACAACTAGTCAAAGAACTAGAGCCGGGTTTGAATGCCTTATTCGGCCTGGAATATAAACGTTATGAGAATCAGCATGCTGAAATATACACTACTGAATCTTCAGACAGAGCGTTTGAAGAAGAAGTTATGTTATCAGGTTTCGCTCAAGCTCAAGTTAAACCAGAAGGTTCTGGTGTAGCTTTTGACAATGCTCAAGAGACTTACACTGCAAGATACAGTCACGAAACTGTAGCTCTTGCCTTCTCAATAACTGAAGAAGCAATTGAGGATAACTTGTATGACAGACTTGCTAGTAGATATACAAAAGCATTAGCTAGATCTATGGCGAACACAAAACAAGTAAAAGCTGTTAGCCCGTTAATTAACGGTCTACCATCTGGAAGCTTCACATCAGGTGATGGTGTATCATTATTTAATACATCTCACCCAACAATCTCAGGGACTGTTAAAAATACTTTGTCAACAGCCGCTGACTTGAATGAAACTTCTTTAGAGCAATCATTAATTGATATTGCTGCATTGACTGACGAAAGAGGTCTAAAAATTGCTGCAAGAGGTGTCAAAATGATTATTCCTTCAGAGTTACAATTCACAGCTGAGAGATTAATGAAGTCTCAAGGAAGAGTAGGAACAGCAGATAACGATGTAAATGCAATCGTATCTATGGGAATGATCCCACAAGGTTACAGAGTTAATAACTTTTTAACTGATACAGATGCGTTCTATATCATTACTGATGTGCCTAACGGTATGAAGTATTTTGAAAGATCACCTATCAAAACTGCAATGGAAGGTGACTTTGATACTGGTAACGTAAGATACAAAGCTAGAGAAAGATATTCATTTGGAGTATCTGACTC